ACCCCAGCATCTGCTGCAGCTATCTGCTCATCTGATAGGATGAACTGCGAAGCAAAGACACCCGACGTGCCATCGCCCGCACCCTCACCCAATGCCCCAAGCAGCCCGCCCACGTTCAGCTGGTTAGGGTCTAGCCCTAGCTTTTCGCCTGCCTTCATAGCCGCCTGCATGCGCTTTATGGCTTCTGTCTTTTGGTCTAGGGCTGCGGTGCTATTCTGCACCTGCTGTGTGTCTTCTTCTGTGCTGCCTGTAATCTCTGACAGCGTAGCAGCCCCACCGCCAAACATGGCATCTGCTGTGGCCTTCTTTAGCTCAATGATGGCTTCGCCTACGTCTGTAATCTGATCATTGAACCGGCCAACGTTGTTGCGGGCTATGTTCTTCTCAAACTTATCGCCCAAAGCCCCTACCTGTGTGGCTGCTTCCTCTGCTGCTTTGGCTGTCTTCAGCTGGGCCAGCTCTGTCTCTAAAGCTCGGCGCTTAGTGTTCAGTGCTAGAATCTGCTGCTCTTTATCTAGCTCCTGGGTGCGGATAATAAACTTCTCCGTCTCCTCGCGCGTTGTCTTTTGGCTGGCCTTCAGTGTAGCCAAAGCCCCAACCAATAGCATAGTGCCAGCCACCACTGCGCCAATGGGGTTGGCTGCCATCACCATGTTCAGAGCGGCCATAGCTATGCGGGCCTTAAACAAGGCAGAAGCAAAGAGCACGATGGGGCCAGCGGCTGCTGCAATAGCGCCTACAGTTAGCAGCACCTTCTTCTGTCTGTCGTTCAGATTCGCAAAGCTTTTGGCTAGGCTCTGGATCTTCGGAATAATAGGTACCAGGAACTCATTGATCAGCCGCCCGAACTCCTCGGAGATGTCGCCTATAGTGTTCTGCAGTTGCTTGAACGGACCCAGCCCAGCCTTAGCTGCTGCCTCGGCGCTGCCTCCGTACTGCTTCTCCAGCTCATCGAGAATGATGGTCTGAGCTTCTGCCAGTTGCCCGGTCTCAGCCAGTGACTTAATCACCTCTTTCTGGTCATCGCTGAACTGGATACCTGCCCGGCTCAAGGCTGTGAGGTTTGCCACTGGATCATTCAGCGCCTTACCCAACTGGATGCTGGCACTCTTCAAGTCTCCATCGAGCCGAGTAGCCAAATCCAAAGCCACAGCCTGAGTGCGTGCAAAGTTGTCGCCTGCAATATTGGTAAAGGTCAGCAGCTGGGCTGTGGCACCCTTTAGAATCTCCTCATCTCCGAAGATGGTTTTGTTCTGCAGATCGCTGGCCATCTGCTGAAGCTGCTTAGACGTAAAGCCCACAGCATTGCCTGTAGACTTTAGGCCAGCTTCTACCTGTGCAATGGCTTTGGCTTGCTCATTAAAGGCCCGCATGCTTTGGGCTGCCATGATCCCTAGTGGTGCGGTGAGGGCCATGGTCATGTTGCGCCCTGCCTGCTGCATGCTGGCTGTGATGTTGCCAGTAGCTGCGCGCACATCCTTGCGCATCTTGCCCAGGGCCTTGTTCAAGCCTTGGGTGTTGGCGCCTATGTTCAGGGTTAGTTTACGCTGTGCCATTCTTAAAGTATTTCTGCAGTGCTTGCAGCTGCATCTTATTGCCCTCTTCTTTGCTTACCTCCTTGCCAGCTTTCTGCTCCCAGGGAAAGGTGCACAGATCGCTGGGCTTGATACCCTTTTTGCTGTGTGGCTGCAGCAGTAGGCTGGCCAGCCACCTGGTTTGCGTCCATTGCTGCTGGTAGGCCCTCTCCTCAGCTTCGGCTGCTCCCTTCATGGCTGCCATTAGCTGCTGCAGTGTCAGCTCATAAAAAACAGAAGGGCTGTAACGTAACACGCCCAGCCCTATCTGCATCATATCTTCAAAGGTCAGCGGCTTATGGCTTCCCTTTTTTTTTCCCTTCAGCCTCTGCGCTGTCATCTCCACCCATCAAGCTGTTCAGCACAGTGGTCAGATAGGTAACGTCTTTAAGGTCGATCATGTCCAGCCAGGCCTTAGGCGTTAGCGTGAACTTCTCGCCCTCGGCTCGGGCTCCGTGCTTAGCGAAGTAGTAAAGCATCTTGCTGGTGTCAACCAACCCCTCCAGCTCATGGAGCTTGATGCCTTCCTTCTGTTGGGCTTCCTCAATTGCCAGCATGGTGGCCCGCAGTGGGAACTGCTCCCCGCCTAGGGTCATGATCATGCCTGGGTGAGGTCGCTGTCTACGTTCAACTCAAAGCTGCCGCTCACAGTTACATTCTCCTCAGTAGCTCCTGAGAAAGACAGCTCAGTAAGTACGCCGTTTGCATTGATTTGGAAGCCTGTAGGCCCAACGACAAAGGCAGCGGCTGTGCGTGCGCTGGCTGCTGTCATGGTGGCGGCGATCGTTTGCCAATCTGCGTAATCGTCGCCATCAAGCAACGCGCTAAAGGATCCGCTGCAACTGGTGACGCCTGGCAGAACCGTGCGAAGGCCGTTGCTGTCTTTGGTGACTACCTCGCGCGTGCTTTGGCTAAAGCTGAAGCTAACCTCTGTTTCCTCAGCTACGGCTGTCCCTGCAATTGTCGCGATCTTAAATGCTGTTCCGTTTAGTACTGCCATGTTATTTCTTTTTCTTTCCTGAAATGGTCTGAATGATCACGCGCAAGTAGCCTACGATCTGGTCGTCTTTTTTGCTTGGTGTCAGAGACACGATAGCATCGGCGGCTGCCAGCAAAGCCAGAAGCACAAATGCCCAGTTGTTTGTAATCAGTTCCATCTGTCTGCAAGATAGGCAATTACGCAATGCGCTCCACCTCTAGGTAAGCGGTTTCTACATAGATGCTGCCACTTTTATTGCTCTCATCGTAGGCCATCACAGCCACCCGCTGGCCTGCTTCCAAGTACAGCACGCGCATGAGCTGTGCGGGCTGGTGATCTACCTGGTGCTGGGCTGGTATCATAGCCCCAGCCTCGCCAATCTGTTTGCTGGTCTCAATCAGAAAGTAGAAGTGAGGGCTGTGGCCGTGGGTGTCGCTTGTAAAATTGATAAAGCACGTAAACCTATGCCACCCATCTACGCTGCTGCTGATCATGCCGCCCGTGTTCGCTGTTATGTGGGTGCCAGTTGTTTGCTGCGATACTGTAAAAGGCAGCTGCTGCGGTGTCTGGCTGCTGAAGTCTAGGGCTGAAGCTCCACCCTGTAGCTTGGTGGGGTCAGGTGAGAAGCTTGAGTATTCCCACACAGGGACGTAATTGGCAATGCCCGCACCCGCGCCACCGCTTTGGTCTATAGTCAAAGTGCCAGCCGGGAACTTCAGCGAAGTGCAATACGCCTGGGGCGTGCCGTCTGTCTCCTGGATCTGCAAGCTCGATGCATTTAGAGGCAGCAGGGTAGCAGCTGGCGCACTGCCTACGCGCAAAACCCGCACGCTGTAAGACTGCTCCACATAGTAGCATTCTTGCGCTGAGTCGTAGGCTATCTCCCCAGTCTCAAACTGGATGCTCTGAACCTCTACCCCGCCAAAGGTGCCAGCGTTGCGATCTAGTGCCGCCCTGCACTCTGCGCTCACCGTCATGCATTGGCCATAATTCTGGCTCATGGTGTACACCTCTAGGGTGCTGTCGTCCATGGTGCTGGTGCTGTCCTTCTGGTTCGTGGGCTGGATGTTCTGAATGCTGTAGACCACAAAAGGAAAATCTGTGTTCGGTGGCGCTACCTCTGGGTGTACAGTGGCTCCACCGCTGAGGCTTGCGCCTGTGAGAATTGAGTAAATCGCTTTGCCTGTTTCCATCTTACCAATGCTTTTGGATAAATCTAGTGTGACCCTTCTTTAGCTGTGGGAGAATCTTCTTACCCGCTCTCTCTATCGCCTTATCTCCAAAGCCTCTGTTTTTGCCCGGCCCAAACCTATTGCGCCCCTTGTCTACAATTTCAGCAAACCAAGCATCGCTTCTGTTCGTCTGCCTAAAGGCTCCCCGCTTAAAGGTTGCGGTGCTCTTTGGTCCTAGCCATACGTTGCTACCATCTCTCGGCTTAATCACTTTAATGCTGCGCTTAAGGGTGCCCGGCATGATGTCCTGAGCTGGTCCCTTCTTGCCGCCCTGGTACCGCGCCGAGCTCGGGCCTTTTCTGCGTACCCTAACCTTGCCGCCTACTTGCACAGCGCTTTTGTATGCATCCACCCCAGCTTTGGCTGCCTTTACATTCAGCTCTCGCACCTTAGCCACCTTGCTGCCATACAGCCGGCTGAGCTTCTCGGTGTCGCGCATAAGCTCCTCAAGCTCTGCCCACTCAGCTTTGAATTCCATCACCCAATTCTGTGCAGTAGATACGCAGGCCATCCTTTCGGCCTATCTCATCAAAGCCGTAAATCTCAAACTGCTTGCCATCCCAGTGCACTCGGTCTGTGTGCAGAATCATCTCACTGCTGCCAGCACTGGCTTGGTCTGGGTGATCCACGATAAACACAGTGCGGGCCTGTGGGAATACCTGGAAAGCAGCTACATTCTCAGACGTGGCACCGCTGCCCCTAGGCAACATCTCAGCCCATAGATTCTTGAACTCGGCCCAGGTGTTGGCGCTGGTGGAGCCGTAGGCATCCAGCGTGGCAGCCTGGCGCACAATCGTTATATATCTATCTCTCCGGCCTGCCTGCTTCATGGCTGTAAGATGTTTCGGTACTGGCTGAGCAAAGCCTCAATGCCCATCTTAATCTGTGTGCTGATTGTGCCAGTAATCACCTGCTGCCTGTTCTCATAAAAGTGTGCAGCCAGTAGCCGCACAGCATGCACCATAGGCTCGGGCGCTGTGGCGTGGCCATACTCAAAGGCAATGTGCACAGGGTAGTGGCTGTAATCGTAGACGCTGGGAGAATCTACAAAAGCGATCACTGCAGGCTGGGCTGCAAAGTCTGTGTAGTAGTTGCCCGCTGCCATGGTGGTGAGATTCTCGGCTGCCTGGCTGCTGGTCGTCTGGTACTTCACCGAGCTAATGGCTGTAACCGGGCCCACAGCAAAACTGCAGCGGTGGAAACCACGCAGGTAGCCTGTGGCTTCAGTGGTGTGCAGCTTGCTGTTGGTGTAGCCCTCCACCCACATGCATGCAGCATCCCGCAGGCTGCCGATCAAGGTATCTTCTACGCTGTGAGTTACCCGAAGGTGTTGCTTCAAGTCTGCGGTGCTGAGCACGCTGCTGTAATCTGGGGCGCTGCTGGTTATCTCTATTCTCATCTTTCTGTAAATGAAGAAAGGCCGAGGCGTTAGCCCCAGCCTTTCTCAACAAACTGCTGGCCCCTTGTCGAGCCTTAAGTGTTATGCGTTGTTGCCAGTGTAGCAAGCAACGGCTGCGGCTTGGCGGATACCAAAGTCGAAGAAACGGTTCACGTGCAATGTAACCTGGCCGTTGGTGGCGTTGCTGCCGTACACATCCGCAAGCAAATCCAGCCCCCCAAAGTAGGCAAGGATTCCAGCTTGTCCAAAGTTGCCGTAGGCGAAGGGCTTAGCTGAAGCCTTGGCCAAGTACGGAGTCACGGTGTAGTCGTACTGTGGCAGCAATGAGCTCACAGCGTCAACGCCTGCCAACCCGCGAAGCACTTTGTGCGCATCGGTGCCAGATACCAAACGGGCTCCGTTGATGTCTGCGCCAGCTGCCACGATTGCGGCTTCCAATGCGTAGATATCATCTGCGGTAATGGTGCCTGAGTTGATCTGTCCAGTGGTGCAGCCTGAAAGGACTGCATCAAAACAGTAGTCATCAATGAAGGCAGCCATAGCTGAACCCAAGTCGCCTGCGATCACGCGCTCCACGTCTGCACCTCCCTGCTCAATGAGCAAGCGGCTGTAGACTGTCTTCGCAGCTGCACGCTTTGGCGTGAGCGTCAGGCTGTCCATATTCATCCCAGAGTTGCCTGCTGCGCCTACCTCTTCGTCGTGTGCGTCTGCTTCGCTCTCAGTAGTCAAAGCCACAGATGCCGGGGTGCTGATCCGTGGAAACTGGATGTTACCAGTGGCTCCAGTGATCACTGTAGTGCCTACCCGCTCAATGACTGCCGGTGCGCGCAAAGCCTCAATGGCTCCGGGCACGTTGGTTGGTACAAAGCCATCGCCTGCGCCCTGACCCTGTGCAAGGAAGTTGTCAGCTCCAGCGGCTGCCCGCTCAAGGGCAATGCTAGGAATACCGATGTTTGAGCTTACAGACAAGCCCATAGCTGCCTGCTCTGCCTTGCGCTCTTGCATCCATTCTGCCTCTGCTCCGCTGTGAGCGCGTTGGCTCATGGCGTTGTTGATGGCACGCGACAAGCTGAAGCGAGCATTTACGCTGTTGACTTCAGATTGCTGGCTTGTGCTGGGGGCTGTGGCGTAGGCCATAGCTTTTGCCTGCATCTCGCCCTGGCGCTTGAGCTCGATCTGCTTGTCGAGCTTCTCAATTTCTTTGTGCAGCGAACGTGCCAGAGTCATCTCATCCTGTGAGGGCTCTGTGCCTGCTGCGTCAATCTTGCCGAGCAGCTCAGTGTGGCGCTCATGCTTCTGCTCGCGCAAGGCTTGCAGGTCGTTCAGTGTGTAGTTCTGCATCTTTCTCTCGTTGCTCTGCAAGATAGGTGTTTTCTCTGTAACTGCCACAGCTTCAGGCGTTTCCTTCTTCTCGCTGGGTTTCTTTCGTGCCTCGGCCGAGGTCTGAGGGTAGGCGCCGAAAGTCGTTACGCTCACATCAAACAGCTTGCCCACGCTTCTGATCGTCCGCAAGTCGTCTGCCCAGTCCTCGTCTGCAATGGTAAAGGCAAAGCTGCTCTCATTCAGATCGCCACGCTTCACCATGGCGTACAGATCGCGCCCGCTCTGGGTGTCTAGCAGCTCAGCCCTGTAGTGCAAGCCGTGATCGTCCTCTGTGAGCTTCAGGCTGCCGTTACCGCTGCGGGCAAAGGGCACTCCGTCATGGTTCAGCAGAAAGCGCACGTCTTGGTCTAGGCTATCCTTAAAAGCCCCAGGTGCTACCTGCTCTCTGAAGTCGCCAATGTTGGTTTCGCTGTTGAAGACTGCCGCGTAACCCTCCAGCACCATGGGCTTATCTGAAGCCCGCAGCTCAGCTGTGCGCTTTTCTATTTGCTTATCTAAATCCATTGTCTATCTTTGTTTCACACAGGGGCGCAATTGGTTTGTTTCAATTGGTCAAAGGGGGGCGGCTTCGGTCGCTCCTTCTTTTTGTGCCAACTTTTCGCTGTAGGCTTGCAAGTGATCCAGCGAAAGCTGGTTTACCTGACAGGTGAAAATCTCGCCCTTGTCCCCAATGCCGTTCAGATCCTCGCGGCTTCTAACTTCGTTAATGTTCATCCAGCCATGCTGCAGGGCTTGCTGATAGTATGCGCTGCGGCTGGCGCTATCTGCGCGGCTCAGGCTGTCCATATCAAAGCGACAGTAAAGGCGCACGCGCTCACTACCTAAAAGTAGTTTGCGGTTTACTTCCTGCTCAATCCTGCGGGCCCAGGGCAGCAGGCAGTGCTGCTTGAATTGCAAGTTCTGCGCTTCAATGTTGCTGTAAGTAGCTTGCCCAGCAATGCCAATGAGCGTGCCGGGTACGCTGAAGATGCGGGCGATCTCCTCGGCCCCTAGCTTTCGCGTCTCAATGTATTGGGCTTCGTCTGGTGAGATGCTCACCCGCTGATACTTAAAGCCAAAAGGCAGCAGCTTAGTGCCAGCATGCACCTGGCTATTGTTCCAGCTGCTCTGCACTGTGCGCACTTGGTCTTCTCTTAGGCTTTGCTCACTGGTCAAAACTCCAGTCATCTGCCCGCCGTTGCTAAAGTAGTCGTTGCCAAAGTTCAGGGCTGCCTGGCTCAGGCCAATGCTGCTGGCATGCATGCGGATGGGTGAACTGCGGAACAGATTGCAGACTGTGAAGATTTCGCGCTCGGCTAACATCTCCCCGCCCTGGATCCGGTAGAAGGTGCCTGCTGCTGTCTGCTTGCGCTCTACCTGGCTGTGCTCTAATGGCAGCAAATACTCTGGGCGGCCATCACCACCAAAATAGATACGGGCATAGCCTACGCCATACATGCAGGCCTGGGAAATAATGCCCTCCCAGAATTCCATGCTGGTAAGGTCGGGCGCGGGTTCAGTCTGCAGAAGCTGGTGGACCTTGTGTCCTGCAGCAATCTCCTTGCCTGCGCTGTCCTTCTTGTAAATATTCAGCTCCATGCTGGCCAGGCTGCTGCTGATCTTCTGCACACAGGCATAGACTGCAGCCACGCCCATTGCGCTCTGTGGTGTAACAGGTACCGCGGTGCGTGCACTTGGCAAGATTCCGGCATTCATTGCCACATCCTCGGGGCTGTAGTACCCCACCCTCATTCTGAGATTCTTCACCCATGTCTGCAGCCTGTTCGCCATAGGCTAAAGATAAGGCAATCAGGCTTATAAGCTCCAAACTTCCAGCAATGGCTCTGGCTCGCTGTTGTTGTAGTAGCAGCCCAAAGCCATGATGCTGGCCACCCAGCCATCTACCTTCTGCCCTTCTTGGTTTTTCTTCTTGCTCACCTTAATGTTGTCGGCATCGTCCCGCTGCAGTTGCACGCAGCCTACCTGCCAACGCAGCACAGGGTGGCCAGCGTGCAGCACATGGCCTTTGCAGATCAAGCTCTCCATCTGTTTCGTTGGGTAGCTCATAGATGCATAGCCCTGGCCAAACTGCTGGCAGTCTATGCCGTAGGTGATCAGGTCAGGAACAAGCATCTCGCTGTAGTATCTATCAAAGGCCAGGGCGGTGATCTTGTATTGATCATGTATCCGCTCTATATACCCCTCTACAGCCCGTAGATCTGTTACGTTGCCCTCTGTGATCTGCATTAAGCCCATGCGCTGCCAGGTGATGTGATCCACGCCCATGCGCTTCTGCCTGCCGGTAGCTGCCACCTCATTGATAAAGTGCATGCAACGCAAATACATTACGTCCCTCTTCTCATCTACCCACAGCATAGCCACCGCTGTGAGGTCTTTAACGCTGGCCAGATCAAGGCCAACATATAAAGGCAGCCCGCGCAAATCCTCGTCTGTAAATTCTGTGCTGCCGCGCATAAACTCCTCATCTGTGACCCACCTTATTTCTGCATGCGTCCAGATATTCAAGTGCAGACGCAGAAAGGTATTGATCAGGCGCGGGTTAGCCTGGCACTTCAGCACCTCCTGCCTGAAGTAGTCAGCCTTGCAGATTGTGCCAAAGCCGGGGTTGGCTTTGCGCCATGTGCTTTCTAGCCTCCAGTCGTCAGATCTGTCGGCTGCATAGACTACAGGCAGAAAGCTGGGGTCTTCCACCTCTCCATTCTGTACTTTGATAGCGTAGTCGTGCAGCTCCCTGCAGATGCTGTTCATGTCATGGCCTGCGGTGGTGATGGCAATCACCAAGGGCTGCCGCCTGCTGGCTACTGAAGTGCTCAGAACGTCCCACAGCTCCCTGTTTTTGGCTGCGTGGATTTCGTCATAGACTACAGCTGAACAGTTGAACCCGTGCTTTGTCCCAGCCTCGGCGCTGATAGCCTTATAGACGTTTTCCCGGTACTGAATGCCATGCTGCAGCACCTTGCATCGGCGGCTTAGGGTTGCATTATTGCGAACCATATTCTGAGCCAACTCAAAGCAGATGCGGGCCTGGTTGCGATCAGCTGCCGCGCTCACTACTTCAGCCCCTGGCTCACCCTCAGCGCATAGCATATAGAGGGCAATGGCGCTGGCTAGGTTGGTTTTGCCGTTTTTCCTTGGTAGCTCAATGTAGATCGTGCGGTACTGCCTGGTGCCGTCTTCCCGCAGGGTGCCAAAGATTTTGCCGATAATGTCGCGCTTCTGCCATTCTTCCAAAATAAAGGGCTGGCCGCCTAGCTCACCCTTTACATGGCTGCAGTAGGTCTGTATCCAGTTGATAGCGTGGTCGGCTTTGGCTTGGTCAAACATTACAGGGGCGCAATAATTACCAGGTGGTCACCTCCTTGCCTACGCCTAGGCCAAGCTGCTTGACGTACTGCAGCTTCATCTGCCGGACCTTCATTAGCTCCACATGCTCAGGCCTGTGCTTGTGCACCTCCTGGCCTTTGTCGCCTGTGGTGCTGTAGCTGCTGCCGTGCTGCTTGCAAACAGCCTCCAGCTTTTCCTCGTCCTCAATCATGCTGGCCAGCGTCTTGATCAGCTGCTTTGCTCTGTAGGTCAAACCCTCGGGGCCGTGCTCTGCTGTGTAGTCGTCCGTCAATTCGTCTTCAATCTGCTGCATTCTCTCTTTTTTGCTGTTCGTCTTTTAAGGCCTGAATGTACAGGGCGATCTCTCTAGCTAGCCAGCCATCTCTCTTTCTCCAGTTGGCTAGCTGGTTTTGCGCTTGCTCCATTTTCAGAGCTAGGACTGCATCGGTGAGGGTGCTAAAGTCCCACGGATCGTTGGTGTTCTTTAGCGTCTTGTTCATTGCAACGTTCATGTTATCAAGGGGTTAGGTGCTTAGGGGACTCAGTTCAAACCTTAGGAGACAACAAAGAGAGGTACCGGCGATCCTTACCTCTCCTCATTCCTCTTCT